ACCATCAAGTTCAAGGCGTCGTCGTCGCTGAAGAAATAGGCTGAAGAATGGCGGTTGATCCCGAGCAGGTGGCGCGCAGCGTGGACGATCTGATCGATCACTACGGTGCCGCCGCTCTTGACGTTGCTCACAAACAGGTTGAACGCGCGTCGAGGGCTGGGGATCATCCGGCCCTCGATCTGGCGCTGATGGTTCTGACCGAAGTCGAGCGCCGTCAGGCGGCAGGTTCCAATCGGTAGATTCGACCACGTCCATCGACCTTTTCGCTAGTGACATTGAGGCCCAGCTTCTTCTTCAAGGCCCCGGCGATAAAGCCCCGGACGCTGTGTGGCTGCCAGGCCGTCGTTTCCATGATCTCGGCGATGCTGGCGCCTTCGGGCCGCCTCAGCATGGCGATCAGAGCCTCTTGCTTGGTGCCCTCGCGGATCTTGCGGGCCGGTTTCGCGACGTGGGCGTCCGTAGGCGGGGATTCTGCCTCGTCGGCCATGTCAGTCGCCAGTTTCTCTTCCGGCGCCGTGTCGGCGCCCGTGTCGGCGACAATGCCCAACACCATGTAGGCTGCGGCCGTGGCAACCAGCGTCAGCTGGGTTCCGTCCTCGTCCTCCCGCCAGACCGGGGCACCGGCTTCAACCGGAATCGCCTCGATCAGCCCCTTCTTGATCATGCTGGTCAGCACCATGTCGACGGCGGCGCCCTTCAAGCCGGCGGTGATCGGCAGAGCGAGGCCGCCCTCGCGGGCGCAGGCAGCGGATAGGATAACGGACTGGGTGTCGGAAAGCTGGATCATGGCCATGGTGGTTCCCTCGGAGTTGGCGGCGCGGACATTCCGCGCCTGCACCACCTCGAGCCCCGCCGGCTGAGCCGGTCAGGGCGGTGCGGGAAATTGATCAATCAGGCGGGGGTGGTCCGGTGCAGAGCCAGGGCGGCTCCATGCAGGGCAGCGGCGTCGGCCAGCATGCGATCGAGGTCGATGATGGTGCCTATGGCGGCGTTTCGCTGGCCGTCGCGGACGTAGCCAGAGGCCTCCTCCATCCGGACGGCCATGTCCCCGATCAGGGCCGCCAAGGCATCGATATTGGCGGCAATGGCGGTTTCGGCGATGTGCTTGCTCATGATGTGCGTCTCCGTCAGCTTCTGTCGCGTCCGAGGGCAAAGGCCGCCTCGAGGGCTTCCTTCACGCTCCACACCGACACCTCGTGGAAATCAAGCTGGTCAGATCGACGTGCATCAAGGGTCGGGATGCTGAGAATCTTGGCGGCGATCTGTTCCAGGGCGCGGTCTTTGTCGCTGTTGTCCGTCATGTCGATCTCCCGTTGCGATGACCGCAGTAACGCTCCACCGGCCCGGCACATCAACACCCATTGCCGATCACAGGATTGCGATCTTCGGGCCATCCTGATCATTCCATGATCCGGCCCACCCCGATCATGGACACAGACGATGGCGGCCAACACCCAGCCCATCGCCGTCATCGCCAAGCTGCTCGACCTCACCGAACGGCGGGTCCAGCAGTTGGGACGGGACGGCACCATCCCCAAGGCCGAGCGCGGCCGCTACGACCTTGTCGGCGCCGTGCAGGGTTATGTCCGCTATCTGCGCGACCAGGCTTCCCGCAATCAAGGTGGACCCGCCGATTTCGGCACTGAGCGGGCCCGGCTGGTCAAGGCCAAGGCTGATCTCGCCGAGATGGAGGCCGCCGAGCGGCGCGACGAATTGCTGCCCGCCGCCGCGGTGGAAGATGCCTGGACCGAGGTCCTGGCTCGGCTGCGTGCCCGGTTGCTGGTGCTGCCGGATCGTCTTGCTCCCGTCGTGTTCGAGGAGACCACCATTGCCGGCGCGCGCACCCTCATCCGCCAGGGTATCGCGGAAGCGCTCACCGAAATCGCCGCCATGCCCGTCGCCGCTGATGCTGTCCGGGCCGGAGCAGCTGGTGGACGTAATGCGAAAGGCACTGGCGATCCTGGCGCCACCGCCGGAGATGACGATCAGTGACTGGGCCGACGCCAAGCGACGCCTGAGCTCCGAAGCCAGCGCCGAGCCCGGCCCCTGGCGCACCGACCGCGCAGCCTATCAGCGCGGCATCATGGATGCGGTGTCCGACGCAGCCGTCGAGACCGTGGTGGTGATGTCTTCGGCACAGGTGGGCAAGACCGAAGCACTTTTGAACACCGTCGGCTTCCACATCGATCAGGACCCGGCGCCGATCATGGTGGTGATGCCCACCGAGCGCGACGCAGAGACGTGGTCGAAGGATCGCTTCTCGCCCATGGCCAGGGACACAGCTTGCCTCAAGGGGCTGATCTCCGACCCCAAGTCGCGGGATGGCTCCAACAAGATCCTGCACAAGAAGTTCCCCGGCGGCCATCTCACCATCGTCGGCGCCAATGCCCCCTCTGGGCTGGCCAGCCGGCCGATCCGTATCCTGCTGTGCGACGAGGTCGATCGCTACCCGGCCAGTGCCGGGGCCGAAGGCGATCCGGTCAATCTGGCGAGGAAGCGCACCGTCACCTTCTGGAACCGTAAGATCGTGCTGGTGTCCACTCCCACCATCCGGGGGAGCAGCCGGATCGAGGCGGCCTACGAGGAAAGCGACAAGCGCCGCTACTGGGTGCCGTGCCCTGATTGCGGCCTGCATCAGTTGCTGGTGTGGCCGCAGGTGCGCTGGGATCGTGGCGCCGATGGTGCCCATAGTCCCGAGACCGCTCGCTACGAATGCCTCCACTGCCACTCCCATTGGAGCGATGCCCGTCGCTGGGCGGCGATCCGTAGGGGCGAATGGCGGGCCGAGGCCCCGTTCGCCGGAATCGCCGGCTTCCACCTCAACGAGATCCATTCCTCCTGGGTGAAGCTGGCCGAGATGGTGCGCACCTTCTTGTCGGCCAAGGATCACGGCGACGAGGCGATGAAGACCTTCATCAACACCTCGTTGGGTGAAACCTGGGTCGAATCCGGCGAGGCCCCCGACTGGCAGCGGCTCTACGACCGCCGCGAAGCTTGGACCAACGGCACGGTGCCGGCAGGCGGGTTGTTCCTCACCGCCGGGGCCGATGTCCAGAAGGACCGCGTCGAGATTGATGTCTGGGCCTGGGGCCGCAACCTGGAAAGCTGGTTGGTCGACCATATCGTCATCGACGGCGGGCCGGAACACGCCGAAACCTGGACTGCGTTGGAGCAGGTGCTGGCGAAAACCTGGACCCATGCCAGCGGCGCCGCCCTGAAGATCGCCCGCCTCGCCATCGATTCCGGCTACGAATCCTCGGCGGTCTACACCTGGGCTCGCCGGATGGGCGTCGGCCAGGTCTCGCCGATCAAGGGCGTCGAGGGTTTCAACCGCTCCAGCCCGGTGTCGGGGCCGACCTTTGTGGACGCTACCGAGGGCGGCAAGAAAGTGCGCCGTGGTGCCCGGCTGTGGACGGTGGCGGTGTCCACTTTCAAGACCGAAACCTACCGTTTCCTCCGCCTCGAGCGTCCCACCGACGAGGAACTGGCCGAGGGCGTCCGTTTCCCGGCCGGAACGGTGCATCTGCCATCGTGGGCGGATTCGGAGTGGTGCAAGCAGTTCGTCGCCGAGCAGTTGGTGACGGTCAAGAACCGCCGCGGCTTCTCCAAGCTGGAATGGCAGAAGCTGCGCGAGCGCAACGAGGCGCTGGATTGCCGGGTCTATGCCCGCGCCGCCGCCTGGATTGCCGGTTCCGACCGCTGGTCGGAGGCCAAATGGCGCGATCTGGAAGCGCAACTGGCCGTGATCGCCAGCACCAGTGAATCAGAGGCCGGGCAGGTGCGCCGGATCGCCCGCCGTCCCCGGCGGATCATCAAGTTCAGCGGGATGCACTGATCATGACCCTCGACGAAATGAAGGCCGAACGCGAACGGGTGCTGGCGCGGCGCAATTCCCTGGTGGCCCGCGTCACGGTGGGCGACCGCACCGTCCAATACGACCTGACCCAGGCCAATCATGTTCTGGCCGATCTCGACCGCCGCATCGCCGTGCTGGAGGGCAAGAAGCCCCGCCGCCGGATTCTCGCCGTCGCCACCAAGGGGCTGTGATCATGCTGTCGGGACTGCGCAGGAGGATCGGCGCTCTGATCGGTGGCTTCGAGGCCGCCCAGGGCAGCCGCCGGCTCAAGGGCTTCCAGCCCAGCCGCGCCCACGTCAACACCCTGATCGCCGCCGCCGGCTCGGACATCACCGCCCGTGCCCGCTATCTGGTGCGCAACAACGGCTATGCCCTCAATGCCGCCGAAAGCTGGACCGGCAATGCAGTGGGCACCGGCATCAAGCCGTCGTCGCTAATCGCCGACAAGGATCTGAAGACCCGGGTGCAGCAGTTGTGGCTGGCCTGGACCGATGAATCCGACGCCGAGGGCCTGACCGATTTCTACGGCCAGCAGCGCCGCGCCGCCCGCGAGGTGTTCATCGCCGGGGAAGTGTTCTTCCGCCTGCGCCCGCGTCGCCCGGAAGATGGCCTGACGGTGCCGTTGCAGCTTCAGATGCTGCCCTCCGAGATGTTGCCGCTGACCCGAACCGAGGTTCTTCCCAACGGCAACGTCATCCGCCAGGGCATCGAGTTTGACCGCATCGGGCGACGGGCGGCATATTGGTTCCTGCGCCGCCATCCCGGCGATCTCACCGATCCCGGCATGGTCGGCGAAATGGTGCGGGTGCCTGCGTCCGAGATCATCCATGTCATCGACCCGGTGGAATCCGGCCAGCTTCGCGGGGTGTCGCGGCTGGCCCCGGCGGTGGTGAAGCTGTTCCTGCTCGACCAGTACGACGACGCCGAACTGGAGCGCAAGAAGATCGCGGCCATGTACGCCATGTTCGTGACTTCTCCGGCCCCCGCCGACGTGATCGACGTGGTTGCCGACGACGGCGGCGACCGCATCGTCGAGGTCCAGCCCGGCCAAGTGGTGCCGCTGGAACCGGGCGAGCAGATCCAGACCTCGGCCCCCGCCGATGTCGGTGGGTCCTACGAACCGTTCGAGTATCGCACCCTGCTGCAGATCTCCGCCGCCACCGGGGTGCCCTACGCCTACCTGTCCAACGACATGCTCAAAGCCAACTACTCCAACTCTCGCATGGCGCTGCTGGAGTTCCGCCGTCGGGTGGAAGCGTGGCAGCACTCGGTGATGGTCCATCAGATGTGCCGGGTGGTCTGGCAGCGCTGGCTGGACGTGGCCGTGCTGTCCGGGGCGCTCGACATTCCCGGCTATGAGCGCAACCGCGCCGGCTTCGTCGCCTGCTCCTGGCTGCCGCCGAAATGGGACTGGGTCGATCCGCTGAAGGACGCCAAGGCCGAGATCGAGCAGATCGGCGCCGGCCTGAAAAGCAGGACGCAGGCGCTGGCCGAACGCGGCTTCGACGCCGAGCAGGTGGACGCGGAAATCGCCGCCGACCGGGAGCGGGAACAGCGGCTGGGGCTGGTGTTTTGCGCAACGCCGTCACCGCTTCCCGGCGGCGACGCTCCTATTCAAACGGGTCCATGAGCGCAACTCCGGTGGGTTCGAAGTGCCGCACATTGCGGGTGACCACGGTCAGCCCATGTTCCAGGGCGGTGGCGGCAATCAGCAGATCGGCCCCATCGTTGCCGATGCGGGCGCTGAGGTTGCCCCATCGGCGGGCGATCCGGGTATCCACCGGCAGAATGCGATCCCCATAGATCTGAATGGTGCGGTCGAGCCAGCTTTCCAGCGCTTCGGCGAAGGCGGGATCTTTCCCCCTCTGGCGGACAATGCCCCGCTCGATCTCGCCGATGGTCACCGCACTCAGGAAGATGTCATCTGCTGCCTTGCCGGTGAGCCAGCGAACCACGTTGGGGTTCCGATCCCGCTTGCGCAGTTCAGACAGCACCACGGTGTCGAGCAGGAACATCAGAATTCGACCTTACGCAGCGTGATCGGCTGACGCTCGAACTCCACATCACCCTGCGGCATGGCCAGCAGATGGTCGACGAACGACGGAGTGCCGGCGTCGTGCCGGTGATGCAGCCGTTCGTATTCCTGAACCGACAGTACGACGACGGCGGGCTTGCCTCGCTTGGTGACGGTCTGCGGACGCCCGTGCAGGGCCGCATCGACCACGGCGCTGAAGCTGTTCTTGGCATCCTGAAGGGACCAACGCGGTTCCGGCATTGCTTTCATCCTGGCCAGCTAAACTAGCCAGATAGTGGGGCTGCGGTCCCGTCCTGTCAAGGTAACGCCCTCACCATGCACGATTTGCCACACCTTGCGGCCCGTCTCTACGGGACGCCGCTGCTGGTCGCCCGCGCCAAGCTGGATGTGATCCTGGGCGCCCTTGCCCCTCGGCTGGCCGGGCAGGCGATTTCGTTCGACGGGGATGCGGCCTCGGCCACCGATGTGGCGGTGACGCCCGACGGCATCGCCATTATCCCGGTGATCGGCACCCTGGTGGCGCGCTCGGGCTATCTCGGTGCCGCCAGCGGCCTGACCGCCTATTCGGACATCGCCGAAGCCGTCGAGGCATCCGCGACCGATCCCGGCATCCGCGCCATTCTGTTGGATGTCGATTCCTCCGGCGGCGAGGTCGGCGGTCTGTTCGATCTGGTCGACCACATCCAGTCCATCCGCAGCCAGTGCGGCAAGCCAATCTGGGCGGTAGCCGATGAAGCGGCGCTGTCGGCGGCCTATGCCATCGCCTGCACCGCCGACCGCCTCTACGTCACCCAGACCGGCGAGGTCGGCTCCATCGGCGTGGTCGCCGTCCACCGTGACGAGTCCGGGGCCGATGCCCAGGCTGGGCTGGCCTGGACTTTCGTTCATGCAGGTGCCGCCAAGGTGGACGGCAATCCCCACCAGCCGCTGTCCGACTCTGCCCGCGCGGCCCTCCAGGCCGACGTCGATGCGCTCTATGGGAAGTTCACCACCCTGGTGGCCGAGCGCCGCCGCCTGTCTCCCGACGCAGTGCGGGCCACCGAGGCTGTGGTCTATCGCGGCGATCAGGCGGTTGCCGCAGGTCTCGCCGACAAGATCGGCACGCTTCGCGTCGCCCTGGCCGATCTCGGTGCCATCCTGGCGCGCCCCTCCATCCGTTCCCCCGTCCTGTCCAAACCCAAGGAGACCAC